CACGATGCGGTGATCGGCTACCGGGCCCGGCTGCACTGCTCCAACGCGGTGCTGTACTCGCACACCTCACCCCGCCAGGACGGCCGTTTCCTCGCCCCGACGATCTGCTCCACCCTGGCCCGCATCCGGGCCGGCTCCCCGGAGCGGCTACTGCTCACCGATGTTCTCGGCCGCCGCGACTGGGGCTACGCACCCGACTTCACCCGGGCGCTGGCCCTGATCGCCCACGCGGATCCCGGGGACTACGTGGTCGCCACCGGCCGACGGCACTCCGTTCAGGACTTCGTCAACCCCGCGCTCGACGCGGCCGGACTGGACTGGACCGTCGTCGACATCGACCAGGGGCCCGTCGCCCCCGCCGAGCACCCCGCCGACCTCACCGAGGTGCAGGCGCTCGGGTGGAAACCCGGGACGAACTTCGCCGCGATGGTCCGGCTGATGGTGGAGGCCGCGTGGACATCAGCGTCGCCATAGCCACCCACCCGGCGAGGATGGGACCGACCGGCCCGTTCGAACGGGCGCTGGCCAGCGCCCAGGCACAGACCCTGCCGCCGGCAGCGATTCAGGTGGCGCTCGACGTCAGCGGCGCCGGAGCAGCGCATACCCGCAACCGGGCGTTGGCGATGGTCGACACCGAGTGGGTCGCGTTCCTCGACAGCGACGACGAACTGTACCCGGACCACCTCAAGCTGTGCGCCCGCTACGCCCGCCTCACCGGAGTGGACGTCGTCTACCCGCAGTGGGACGGCGACGACCCGACCGGCATGCAGGGCAAACCCTTCGACGCCGCACTGCTCCAGCGATCCAACTACATCCCGGTGACCGTCCTCGCCCGCACCGAAGCCATACGCGCGGCCGGCGGCTTCCAGGACCACCCCGACGAAAGCGGCGACCCCTGCGAGGACTGGGGGCTCTGGCTCGCCATGTGCGAGCAGGGCGCCAAGTTCGGCCACCTCCCGATCACGACATGGCGCATGCACCCCGGCGGTACCCGCGGCCGGCCGGACCGATAGGAGCAGCAATGCACGGTGGCACCATGGGCCCGTCCGGCGACCTCGGGCTGGCCATCATCCGCAGGTCCGGCGCCCGGATCCCCGTGGTCGAGCCGACCGCCTGGCCCATGCGCCCGGTCAGCGTCACGGACGTGTTGGAGTACGGCACCCCGCAGAAGGGACTCAGTCGGGAGGTCAACGACTGGCGGCTACGCAACCTGCGGCACCTCTGGCGGGGAATCCGCCGGGTCGGGCTCGCCCGGACGCTGCGGCTGCCCACGATGTACGGGCAGCTGTGGCTGACGGTGATCCGGTCCGACGGCGCGATCGTCGACCTGGGCCTCGCGTCGCTGCGCGTCGTGACGACGGCCGGGGTGAACTTCCTGGTGGACGCCATGCAGGGCACGGTCGAGCCGGAGATCCTCAAATACCACGGCATCGGCACCGGCAACACCGCCGAGGCCGCCGCCGACACTGCGCTGGTCACCGAGTCCACCACGGCGTTGAACCCGGACAACACCAGGGCCACGGGCTCGCTCACCGAGGGCGCAAGCGCGAACATCTTCCGCACGGTCGGCACCCTGACCGCGGACGCCACGATCGCCGCCGTCGAGCACGGGATCTTCAGCCAGGCCGCCACCGGCGGCGGGACGCTGCTGGATCGGTCGGTGTTCAGCACCGTCAACCTCGCTTCCGGTGACTCCTTGCAGGCCACATACGACCTCACGTTCACCGCAGGGAGCTGATCATGACAGTCGACACGAACACCGGACTTCCCCCGACCTCGCCGTACGTCGTTCAGTTCGGCATGAACGGTCGGACGTTCACCTGCACCATCACGTTCAACGAGAGCACACGGGCGTTGCAGAACATAAAGCTCGACCGGGACGCGACCCTGACGCAGTACAGCAGCCTGACGATCAACGGGGTGTCGATCGGCTCGCCGACCGCCGGCGGCACCCTCACCGTCTCCGGCCCGACCCTGGCCGGTTTCGGCCTCAACGTGTTCGAGGACATCGGTCCCATCGGGCTGGCGTAACCGGTGGCCATCGCCGTAGGACTCGACCCGGCGTTCACCACGGCCGCGAGCGGTCAGGCCCTGGCGACCACCGCGTTCTCACCGGCGGCCAACTCCCTGATCATCGCCGTGGCGTCCTGCGACTCCGGCACCGGAACGATCACCTGCGCGTTCACCAACTCCGCCGGCTTGACCTTCACGAAGATTGGCACCGAGCAGGTCGGCTCCAGCGGTGGGGCGGTCTGCACCGCGTGGGCGTTCGACTCGGCCGGGCACACCAACATGACCGTGACGGGCACCTGGACCGGCACCGGCACCGGCGGCGGCAAAGGCATCAAGCCGACGACGTTCACGGGAACAGCCAGCGTCAGCCCGATCGGCACACCGGTGCAGAACAACTCCGCGACGAACAACCTCACGGTGTCGTTCACGAACACCGTCGACCAGTCACTGGGCTTCGCGGCCGGCACCGAGTTCAACGCGCTCGGCCTTCCGACCAGCACGGATACCGAAACCGGCTACCACCTGTCCACCTCCGTCGACGGAATCTCCGTCTACAAGGCGGCCCTGACCTCCGGCACCGGGCAGACCGTCCAACTCAACCTCGACGCCGGCTCGACCGGCACCGCGGCGTGGTCCTACATCACCTTCGAGATCCTCCCTGCCGCCGGCACCGCGGTTTCCGACCCTCCCCGCCGCCGCCCGCAGATGGGCGCCCTCATCCAGCTCTGAGGAGTACGCCGATGGCAGCCCAGCGCGGGGTCTACACCGTGTCGTTCGACCAGCAGACCATCGCGAACGCCAGCGGCGACTACGACCTGTTCGAGCTGGTCCCGGCCGACGACCGGCCGATCGAACTGGTCGCGCTGTTCCTCGGCAACAAGTCCGAGGTCGGCGACGCCCAGGACGAGATGCTCGCCATCTCGATCATTACGGACTACACGACCAGCTCCAATGGCACGTCGACGACGCCGCGGCCGCTGGACTCGCGCGACGGCGCTGCCGGGTTCACCGCGGAGACCGTCGGCGCGACCGTGGCCACCGCCGGCACCCCGATCACAGTGCACGTGGACACCTTCAACGTCCGCTCCGGGTACCAGCTGATCCTGCCGGAGTTCATGCGGCCCAAGGTCGACCAGGGCGACACCGCCTTGTACGTCCGGATCACCACAGCCGTCGCCGACGACCTGACCCTGTCGGGAACCGCCTACGTGCGCGAGCTGTAACGGGGGCCGGCCGTGCCCTTGTTCACGCCGGACACCACCTGGCAGTACGCTCGCCCCCGGCCCCGCCCGGCCCCGTCGGTCACCGCCGGTGGGACCACCTTCCCCCAGAGCATGGCCGGCTCCATCACCCCGGTCGGTGCTCTGGTCCGCCAGACCAACAAGGCGCTCGCCGGGACGATCACCCCGAGCGGCGCCCTGCTGCGCACTGCGGGCAAGGCCCTGGCGGGGTCGATCACCCCCGGCGCCGCGCTGCTGAAGCAGACCGCGAAGTCCTTCGCGGGCACCATCACCCCGACCGGCGCGCTGTCGACGATCAAGGCTGTCCTGCGCTCGTTCGCCGGATCGATAACCCCCGCTGGCGCGCTCCTGCGGCAGGACCAGAAGCCCCTCGCCGGCTCGCTCACACCCACCGGCGCGTTGGTCCGCCAGCCCGCCAAGTCGTTCACCGGCAGCATCACCCCGGCCGGCGCGCTCGGTGTCATCAAGGCGTTCCTGCGCAGTTTCGCGGGCACCCTGACCCCGGCGGGCGGTTTCGTCCGACAGGACCAGAAAGCGACCGGCGGAACGCTCGCTCCGGTCGGCACCCTGACCCGACAGGCGGGAAAGCGGCTCACCGGCACGATCACACCCTCGGGTGCTCTCGCGGCGGCGAAGGCGGTCCTGCGGTCCTTCGCCGGCACGCTTACGCCCGCCGGTGCGCTGGTCCGCCAGACCGGCAAGGCCTTCGCCGGCGGCCTCGCGCCGGCCGCGACGCTGACCCGCTCCATGACCAAGACCCTCGCCGGCACCCTGGCCGCGGCCGGGTCGCTGCTCAAGCAGGCCGCGAAACGGTTCGCCGGCTCGGCCGCGCCCGGCGGCACCGTCACCACCCAGACCATCGTCGGCGGCGCCTTCCATCGCGCCACATCCACGGCCGCGGTGACTGCCCGGCGAACCTCCGCACCGGCGGTCACCGCCCGACGGACGTCGGCGGCCGCCGTCACCGCGCAACGCTCCTCCGCGCCGACCGTCACCGGAGGTGAGTAGTGGGCGCCGAGGTGTTCTTCACCAACGCGAGCGAACTGGCGACCCTGACCAACACCTTCGAGGTCAGCGACGTCGCCACCGACCCGACCACGGTGTCACTCGTCATCACCGACCCTTCGGGTACCGCGACGACGTACACCTACGCGCTGGCCGAGATCACCAAGGACTCGACCGGCGTCTACCACAAGGACATCCCCTGCTCCACCGCCGGCACCTGGCAGTACGTGTGGATCGGCACCGGAACCGCAACCGATGTCGTCGCTGGTACCTGGTCGGTCGTGTCCACAACGCTGCTGAACCTCTACTGCACCCCGGAGATGCTGAAGAGCCGCGCGGGCATCACCGACAACCACGACGACTTCGAGATCCTCGGCGCCTGCCGGGCGGTGTCGCGGTGGATCGACGAGCAGTACTGCGAACGGTTCTTCTACCGGCTCACCGCGACGAAGACGTTCAATGCCGTCGACTGGTACTGCCTCAAGGTCCCCGACCTGGTCAGCGTCACCACCCTCAAGACCGACGAGGACGGCGACGGCGTCTTCGAGACCACCTGGACCGCCGACGTCGACTACCAGCTGCTGCCGGTCAACGCCGCCACCGAGTTGGAACCGAAGCCGTACGACGAGATCAAGGCCATCGGTTCCAAGCTGTTCCCGGTCGTCTACGGCCGCGGCGTACGGACCAACCGGGTACAGATCGCCGGGGTCTGGGGCTGGCCCGCCGTCCCCGCCCCGGTCACCGAGGCGGCGAAGATCCTGTCCGGTGACTACCTGAAGCTCGGCGGCATGGCCTTCGGCGTCGCCGGCTACGGCGAGTACGGCGCGGTGCGCGCCAGAATGTCCAACCCGGCGATGGAGATGCTCAACGCCTACCGGAAGAACCCGGTACTGATCGGCTGAAGTGGTGGTGAGCCTTGACCACCGTCGACGCCGCCGCCGGGGGATTGAAAACCCGGGTCGAGACCCTCGCCACCAGCGACTACGGGGTGCAGGGCGTCTTCGAATGGGCCGGGCCAATGCCGGTCTCCGGCAACCGCGCCGTCGCCGTCATCGAGTACGACGGCAATTCCCAGGTCACCACGGACGCCGCGACCGACATGCGGTTCAAGGTCACCATGCTGGTGTCGAAGGCGTCCGACCGTGTCGCGGTGTCGCGGCTCTACGGCTTCGCCGGCCCGGCCGACGCCACCGGCACCCTCCGCTCCGTGGTCGACGGCACGCTGGGCGGGCTGGTGGATTTCGCCATGGTCACCGGGGACGCCCCGCTGCGGGAGTACTCCCTCGGCACCGGCGAAGAGGCCGTCGCCTACCTCGGCATCGAGTTCGCCGTGCTGGTCGGCGCATGAGGTGGCTCGCCTGCCATCCTGGTCCGTCCTTCTCGGTGCAGGATCTCCACGTCGGGTGGGTGGAGGCGCTTCGTGCCGCCGGTGAGCAGGTCGTCGAGTAC